ACGTAAGTGTACCAGTCTCAACAAAAGCGACGGTATTATTATCTATATTATCAGAACGATAAATATAAGACAAATTAGCATCTACTCCTGTCGAAATAGGTGTGGTCCTAAATCTCATTCCCCCGCGATAAAAAGCAAAGGGAGCTAAGACTTGGGCCAAAAGAGGATCATAACACTGACGTGGAGGAGTAAGGATGGAAAGATTCCATCGACCACAACCAACGGCCCAAGGTACTAATGCAACGACATCATTTAAAGCTGCATCAGCATATTCGAATGCTATCACATTAAACCGCTTGATAAGCTGTAAAAGTGATGTAGCGCACTCGGACATACTGTCTTGATTTATAGTATAATCAAGAGGGCCAACAGGTGCTTGACCCGGAGCGCTGCAAACGATGTCCTCTGAAATGTTTTCAACTTCACCACCTTGAGCGGTAACAGGATAATCCAACCAAGCTCTAGGTTTCTGGAACTGTAAAGAATCACCACCACGGACATAGACTAAAACTTCAATAGTATCAGAACAAGTCTCAGGCGAACGAAGAGGATTAACCACGTGTACAAACAAAGATCCATATTTAATATCCACATTGATGAAATCAAGTGGTAATAAATAAGGGCAAGTAAAGCACGCATGATCTCCCTCTTGTATGTCCACAACTGTACGATAACAATAAGAAGTGTCGGTTAATGTAATGGTAAGATCATCAGGGCCAGGAACATAGGTGAACGCAAATGCTCCTGCATGGAAACCAGTTTTAACAAACTTAAACATGATCTCTAAGTCCCCTCTGTAAGCACCAAACAAATTTGAGAGATAGGATACAGGTGTATGATAATCTTCATTAGTACTTATCTGATTGTGGAAAACATCTGGTTGTAGAGGAATCCGCAACAATTGGTCTCCTGGAGTTTGAGACTCATTAACAAACATTGTAGTATAATAAGCCCATTGCTTTTTGATAAAATCTATGGACATTTGATCTTCCCCTCCGTCACTAATGTCAGACAAAAGTTTGAGTTTAGCATCAAAGAGGACGGCCAAAGGCATAGAGTTATCAAGACCATCGGAAGTTGTAGTATACCAATTATAGTTATTTGACATCTGACATGGCTTCTCCGAATTCACTGGTTTGGCGAATCCGAAAGAGTACGCAGCGCCTTTAGCAGCATTTAAGAACCAGGAAACTGGTCCAGCCCAAGGACTGAGTAAAGGTATCTTAGCCACAGCTGATGAGAAGTTCGCAGCAGCTCCAAGCACATGCGAGATGGGCCGCTGTTCAGCTTCTGTTGGCATAATACGGGTTGCTCGACCCTTTCCGACTCCAGATTGTTGGACAGCCTTATAAGTCTGACCAAAGAGTTGAACATCTACCATAGAATACCAAATAGTGTAATCAACAGTAGAGTCAGCCCCTGGACCGACTAAAAGAGGACTCATAACAACTAGATATAAATCACCCCAGGAAATCACATTACCAGGACTTGTTAGTTCAATAAAACGCCCGGGTGCAACATAAGGAATTGAAAGTGAAACCGAAGTATCACCACAACCCATGTCAACACCAGGTAACTGTGAAATGGGCGTTCTATGACCTTTATGCATGCTAGACTTCACCACATTCAACTCAGCACAAGGATAATAACAGAGACGTAAACGTCCCTGATGGAAAGGCGTGGCATTAAGGACAAGATCCACTCGAAGAGTAGCTCTCAAGCCATAAAAACCACGTAACTTATCCATCCACATAGTGTTGTTAAATATCCCTGTCCAAGTACGTTGATCAAAAAGATATGTAGTGTTAGGATTAGCAATGTCCCAAGCGCCGGAGGCAATAGGGACAGGTTTTGCAAAGTAAGCGATAACTGAGGTAACGTCATTAGGAAAATAAGAACCAGAATATATCGAGGGTAGAGATAAAGGCAAATTGATCTTCGCGTCCACGTTGCCAGTAATGAACTGCGTTGTCCCTTCGTTCATTATAGTCGATACAGTAGTGTCGGGGACATTATCACTCTGCACGACTTTGGTCTGGGAGTCCTGTGGTCATTTTACTACCTCAAAAGGCAACCTAACCGATTGAGGAGAATCTACTCGACACCAAAGGTGCCTAGCTCATTTGGCGGCTAGCTGGGGGGAGCTCTTGACGTTTAACAACCCATGTGACTCAACGGCAGATTCATTTTCGCCACACACCCATTTAGCGGGCGATACCCACTTTATTACTACAACACAATAATGAGTCAAAATGATATGTAGGCGCCTTTTAACGACATGCGACAGGTCGATTGGACACTCAGTAAGACAAATCCGTAGTCACGAACTTGTCCTGCAAGTGGTTGTAAGCGGGACATATTACAGTGTAATGTTCATCGCTACGTGCACATGCATGAGTGATTTCTCCTGCCCATTCACGAAAGGTATCCTTACCGTGTGCTGAGAGTTCCATCAGCATATGAAGGACATTATCCTTCCAAAATTGGTACCCAAGGTCTTTTTCCTTAGTCCATTGAATGGATTCAAGAATAGTGTCCAAGGATAAATTGGCCATCCATCTCTTCTTGTCACAATGGAAAGATCGTATAAAACCTCGTTTGAGGAATGTACAATCCACCAATTTCCTTTCATTAGAGACGATACCAATTCCTTTTGCTTCATCAGTGTAAATCATACCCAATTTGGCGTATGCCTCAGTCATAAACTCCTGAGTAATGAATTCAAAAGGACCATAAATTTGTACAGAAAGTAGTCCATCATCACCATATTTAGAAATCTTAACATGACCCCGCATGTCTACAAGTATTTCTACAGCCTTGACATATGTCTCAACTGGTTCGGGATAATTGTTAAGGATGGCATATCTATCAAGTACACAACCAGCCACTGAATTGATCACAACAGTCAGAGGATTCCCAGACGTATTAGCTCCCATCCAGGCATAAATAAGTTTATCCACTAAATGGCGACTTTGTGCAATCTCATCAATGAGTGCGTTACGAATTTTCTCTTGATCAGTTTCTTCATCTTGGTAAAATTTTAACATTACTACCTTAATGCACCAGATGTCTTCTGGAGCAAGGGTTTTATCATAGCCTGAAAAATCTCCAGCTATTACCCGGTAATTGTCAGCATTATTACCGTGACGTGTAGCAAGATGTTGCCAGTCTCCACTGTAAGGGTTCATCCCACAACAGATTCCATTATCAACTCGACTACGCATCACGAAGGCACTAAACATTAATGTGTACTTACGGACCAGAAGGCCAAATGTTAAATCACACGAAGAAATCAATCGGGTTTTACCCGCATCACTTTTCTCAATGGTTCTCAATTCGTCCTTCAAAAAGTGGTTATTGACAACATAAGGTCTAATACCACTCAAGATAGATTCCTCCATCTTCTCCATCTGTCGCTTAACTAAGAGAGCATCTGGCGTATCAAAAGTGAAGTCTCCACTGCCAAAAGCAGAAGACTTAGCTCCACCCTTGAGTAGATGTTTCATAGGCCAACCAGGACTAGATCCACGATTAATACTATCGATAAATTCTTCTCCAGGTATGCCCATAACACATTCCTTAAAGGTAAGAGCACGACGCATCTCATTAGTTATAACATAACCAGTGTTGAACAACTCATGACAGTAATCATCAATAGCAGCCCCATATAAGTGCATATTGGGTCGTATGTGTGATAGCCCGTATCCCCACATAGCATTTGCCATGGGATCAATACCATCAGTTGTTCTAAGCATTGCAGGTTTCTTGCGAGGGGGATACTTGTCAATGAGACCATTTATTGGTGATGGAACAATAGTTGTTTTCTTAGTCTGTGGAATAGGTTTACCAATTGCTTCATAGATCCTACCATCAGCTCCAAAGACAACGCCACTTTGTACTAGAGGTCTAACCTCCTCAGCGGCGGCTTCTTCAGCAATATCACGCATAATGTTATTAAATGTACAACAAGTGCGCACTGCTAAATCCAGTCCTTCTCTGTCAACTACTGCACCAATGCCTCTAGTATTCCCAACACCGGCAACATGTATTGAAGCAATCTTAGCCTCATTAGTCTTATCGAAGATGACGAAAGGTGAACCACAATCGCCAACTCGCGTAGGTATATCATACATAATGCCCTTCTCACAACCCCATTCACCATCCGCATAAACGACATCGTTTCTAGTGACGAAGTTCGCAGTATGGTAAACTGGGGAGCAGTCTCGGTTGAGTACACCAAGAACACCACGATGTTGTGTAGGTAATTTCTGATCTTTACTCCTAAATAACTTAAGAATAGACCTCCCGGTTATACCAGGGATATAGCAAACTCCTACATCATCCTCACCATTGTTGGGGTTCATCTTAAAGATTTCAATGGTGGCAGCTCCTTCAGACCAAGAATACAAAAGATCCTTAAGACTCTTGGTGAAGAAGTGGGGCTTAATCTCCCCAGTGTTGGGATTTCTCATAGTGCAATTGGTGAACGTTATTTGTATATCAGGGCGTGGTTCAATACCATTCTCCGGATCACCGTTAACATAATCCATCCAGCGACCAATATAATGTTCAGGCATCAAGACGACATTGTTCTGTAGGGCTAAAACGCATCCTTGATAGGATTTGTTCTCACCTAAGTCAATCTTAAAACGCCATACATTTCTAGTAACCAGTTTGGTTATAATGTTGTGTGCGTTTGGATCATCTCCAGCTTGTACTTGAACTCTTCTAAGAGCCTTAATAGAGTTCTGCTTTTTCTT